GGTTACCTCGCACCCGTGCCCGGCACAACCAAGGCCACCGACAGGTCAGCTTACTGCAGCAACAAATCGCAGTGGACTCCTCTGCCGCTTGCGAAAGCGCTAGACACTTCCCCTCTCCTCCCCGCTGTCTTGACCAAGAGAGCCTTCGATGCATATCAAGAGCGTCGGAAGTATGACTATAAGTCTCCCCAACTTAGTGCTGAACTCCACTCCGCACTTGTCCAAGCCACTAACCAGATCGTCTCTAAGATCAAGTCCCACCCCGACTACATCTACTTTCAAGGCGTCTGGCCGCTTGACAAGTGTCTCAATCCACATCCGGCCTTTTCTGCTGGACGCATAGCCCTCGATAAGTCCGCTGGGGACCCTTACAACAAACATGGCTACGATGGCAAGCTTGGGATATTTACTGTCGCCCCCGACAATACTATTTCTGTGCGGCCGGACGCTGACGGCCCACTCTTCCTCGAACTCCTCCACCAATCTCTCGACGACCTTCTGGCCAACCGTGTCCCGGACATGCAGATCGAAGGGTCCCTCAAGGACGAACTACTTGAGCGGTCCAAAGTTGTCGACAAGGTCAAGACTAGGGCCATCATGAATCTACCAGTCCACATCAATGTCATCTATAAGATGTACACCGCCGCCGTCACCGAGTTCCTATCGTGCAACCCACAAGTTCTCGCCTGCAAGGTGGGCATCCAGACCTTTGGCCCCCTCTACTCACAAATCATGCGCAGCTTCTTTGCTCGACCTCACTACATTGTTGGCGACTACAAAGCGTTCGATATGACGCAGCACCCTGAAATCATGCCCTACATCAACAGCATCTTTGAGCGATGCCTGCGATCCACAGGCGCCACTCCAGAAGAGTCCAATGTCATTCGGGCCCTTGGGATGGCGATGTGCTTCTCGCCTGAGTACTGGAGGACCACGGGCTACCCCCGGTCCGGCGGCAACCCCTCGGGCTGCCAGATCACCTCCATTCTCAACTCGCTCTACCAAGAGCTGCTCCTTCGCGCCTTCTACATCCTCCGCTTCAAGGACGACGACATCGAGGACGCCTTCGACTCCCACATCGACTGCCTTATCTATGGCGATGACCTCGCCATGTCAGTGTCGGACGCTGTCGTCGGCCGTTTCAATTTGTTCACCCTCCACGAGGACTTCGCATCCATTGGCATGGAGTTCATGCAGCTGGTTGGTGGCGAGAAGACAATCCCGACTGACGCGACTGTGCCTGCGTCCGAGGTCTCCTTCCTCGGCAGGTACCCACGCCCACTCGGAGCCAATCTCGACACAACTGCCGCCACCCTCTGGATCGGTGTTATGCATCCAGAGCGCATCCTCGCCCGCCTCTTCTTCGCAAAAGGCAGC